GAACATTCCTGAATAGCCACGGCGAGGAATCGCCAGAAACAAATCAGGAACGCCAGCTTTCAAGCCTTCAGATTTCAGTTTGCCTGCTTGAGCTTTGGAAACGTGTGCACCGTTTGGCACCGAGAACAATGACGCAAGCTCATGGATTGTTTTACTTTGGATCGTAGCCCAGGCGACTAACGCGCGTTGTTCGACGTGTTCGGAATATGACGGAGCTTTCATGCAACCCTCCCTTGTAGCCATAACGGCATTTGAGCAACGGCGCGGCCCTGATAAGCTAGCTTTGTTGACGTTCCCTGCCCACCCATAATGGCCTTAACCATCGCCTTCTTCATCTGATCGTGTTGCCCTGCCTTGCGCTCAATCGTGCGCCAGACGGGAAGCTCTGCATCAGATATAACGACGTGAACATTGACCGGCCTTGTTTGACCGAAACGCCACTCGCGCCTGATGGCCTGATAGAATGACTCGTAGCTGTAGCTAATGGACGCAAATACCATGTGGCTTGCATGTTGCCAGTTCATCCCAAATCCACAGATGGACGGCTTGCTAATCAGCACTCGGGCGCGGCCTTCGCTGAAAGCATTCATCCTATCTTCCTTAGCATCAATTGAATCAGATCCTTTTACCTCAACAGCGTCAGGAATGAGCCTTACCAACAACTCGCTTTCATCATTCGATTCACACCAAACAAGTGACGCTTCCCTTGTGCTGTTTGCTAATTCAGCAGCAAGGCCGCACCGCTCTTTCAACGTAAGCCGTTTTGTCTTGTGCAAGTCCGTTGCCGATGATGTCGGCATCATAAACAACTCGCCCTCATCACCTGCCTGCATTGGAGTGTTGACCGTATGCGTGTGAGTTTGGAGCTTGGGCAAAATATAAGCGCCATCTTCAAAGCCCAGATCGGAAGGCATCGAGACGCACGCGGCCCAGCTTCCTACCCATGCCCAAAAGTCAGCTTCGGCATGGCCTTTTATCTTATAAACGCCCACTTTTGACGGGTCATTGATAAACCAGCGAGCAAGCATTTCAGTCGATGGCATTACGCCGAGAAACTGCGAATGGTTGCCAAGCTCCATGTGATCGTTAGGCGCTGGCGTAGCGGTGCAGGCTAGTCGGTATTTAGTATCACTAAACTGATCACAAAGAAGCTGCTTCGTCTTGCCCATGAAGCCCTTGAGGATTGAGCTTTCATCGAGCACGACGCCAGCGAAACGGCGACAGTCGAATTTATCAAGGCGCTCGTAGTTCGTAATCGTGACGCGGCTGGAAACGGTGCCGTCTTTTGAATAAACGACATCCATGCCAAGACGCTCGCGAGCTTCTTTGACTGTCTGGCTTGCCACTGCTAACGGTGCCACGATGAGAACCTCGCCGGGAATGTGACGCGCCCATTCACACTGCGTGATAGTCTTACCAAGTCCAGTATCGAGAAACAAAGCAGAGCGGCCTTTTTCAAGGGAGAACTCTGCAACCTTCTTTTGAAACGGGAAAAGCGATTTATGAATGCCGCTGTGATTAATTGGCATGGAAGCAGGCATGAGCTTCTTGGAGTTGAGGAAATCGTGATAATTCATAGCATAAACTCCGGTTGAGCTGAGGCAGCAGCAAGGAAGCCTTTAGCGTGTTGATAATATTCAGGCTTGAGTTCAGAGCCGATGAACTTCCGGCCCATCTCAACGGCGCAAACGCCTTCACTACCAATGCCCGTGAACGGTGAAAAAATTACGTCGCCAGGATTGCTCCAAAGTTGAATAGAACGACGAATCACTCCAAGCTGTAACGGGCAGATATGCTTTTCATCCTTGCTAGACTTGGCGATCTTGAAATTAAGCACGTCCTGTTGATCAACGTCCCACCATACCGGCTCAGCGTAACGCCTCCAAATGTTAATGGAGTCCACCGCTGCAACCGTATTGCGTGAGTAGGGCGAAGGGTGATAACAACCTTCCTTGCGCGGATCGAGGTCAGCGTCTCCGATGTAGCCAGCAAATCCGCCGCGAGAGATTGGCTTTGTGCTCATCATTCCTTCAAGCGGTGGCTTGCGCATGATGATAAGATAATCAGCCATGCCCTGCCGGAGTTGCGATTGATCCCGCAAGACTGACTTGTGAAGCAGTCCGTTGTTATTCGTGCGTTCGCGCTCTGTGACTGGGCATTTCCAGATTGTAACACGAGAGTGAAAATTCCAGCCCTCCGCTTCGTGAGCGCGGATGATGTCGCCGGGAAAGTCGCGCAGTCCTGCGTAGCCATCGCTGCCGAAGTAGGCAGGAAGATCTTTGCAGTGAATAACAGTGAGACGACCGGGCACCGTGACGCGCAACTTCTCACGAATCAGGAACTTGTATTGCTCAAAAAACTCGGAGTCATCCGCGCAGTTTCCCATATCGGCTACCGAGTCCGAATAAATGTAAAGGTTAGCGAATGGCGGCGAGTAAACGCTTAGGTCGATTGAATTGTCAGGCATTGAGCTAGCAAGCTCCACGCAATCGGCATTGTATAAGCTCCAGCCTTCGCCGGAGGATTGATCTAAGATATTCATTGTGATGATAGTGATGATGTTTTGTTATTCTAACTGACCTGCGGGAACAAGTTCCACGCTTGATTTGCCCACTTCCACTGCGCCCGTCAAGACTGCATCGTGAAGATTATCAAGCGCCTTGCCTTTTAAGTGAGTCGCATCTTTGAGAAGTTGCTTAACGTCGCCAAGCCCGATGGAGCAAAGCGCGGTAAACTGCTCAGCGGTTACGCCGTGAGCTTCACATGCAGCAAAGACTTTTGTCACGTCGGTAATCGAGCGACGCCCCTTCTTTTCTCGCAGCGTAAAGAACTGCTGAAACTCGGGATCGTTTTCAGCCCGTGCCTTTGCTACGCCCTCGATGGCCGCAACGTAGCGTTTAACCATTGCCAGCCCGTTCATCGCAGATGCAAGACGAGCGGCAGGAAGATCCAACGCACGCGCCCACATGGCCTTTCTCTGCGTCTCGCCATCCATTCCTGCAATAGTAGCAGGTTCGATGACTTCGACCTCCTGAATGGCCGCTTCTTGAAACTTACGGCAACCGTAACGAGCTTTGCAATACTTGCACCAATCGCCAGCCCGCAAATCATCAGGCCCAGCTTCCATCTCGGCATCAAGAACGGCGAGTAGCCATGACTCCGCAAGCTTTAAACCGTTAGCGTTAAAATCAGCCGTTGTCGGCTTGCCTTTAAGTGGTTGAACCAATGCCACGCGCACCGTTTCAAGTTTATGCTTTTTCGCCACTAGAACAGCGAGACTCATTAGCTGCGGGTTTTCAATTGCCGTGGCATGATCTCCGCGCAGGCTTTTGAAGTCAATCAAAAGACCATGCGTGCCGGAGATATAAAGCCGGTCAAACTGCCCGGTAAAAATCACGTCCGCCTTTGTGGACTCGGTGACTTCCACGACTCCGCCGATACGGGTTAGGCCGTAGCGTTTCTCACTCAGCCTATTTTTGTCATCGTGGCCCCATTCAGTGATGAGACTTGAAACCTGGCGTTCACACATCTCCGCCGTCTGAACAGCCTCGACGCTCGCAGTGTCTTCAGTCAGTTCGCCGGCAAGAATAGCGTGAACTTCGTTACCAATATTGGCCTCGGTAGTATCCTCCTCGACTTGTACCGCTGCAAACTCAGCTTGATGAGAGCCTGGGCATTCTAGCACGCGATGGAGCTTCGATGCACTAGGCACGTTTTGGAATGGGTTGACGTAGCTCATGGCTGGCCTCCTTTCGCTTTGGCGAGGGTTGCGAGAGCAATATTGCGCGCCCATGGCATAAATTGCTCCTTAAAATCAGCATAAGGCATTTCCCATTTTTCACAGGTAGCAGAAGCAATGCACTCCAAAGCTTGCAGAAGATCAGGGGCAGCCGCAATTAAGCGGGCGTTTGCTTCTGAAACTGACTCGCAGATAAGGTGCCCGCCGTAATGCTCAATCATATTGCTGCCGTGTATTCCCGGTGCTGGTGAATCTGCGATAACAAATGATCCTTTGCCGACTTTCCAAGGTCCAGGTGTATGTTTTGTGCTCACTTCACACCTCCTTTCACGAGCTTAACGATTGCGTCAAACTGCGCGAGGCAGCTTGTCAAAACGTCAGCAGCAGCTTCGGGCAGAGGCACAAACTCCGGATCGGCGAGGCCTTGATCTGCCATGACGCCGTGAACTTCAGACCATTTAATGCCAGCCGATACAAGTTTGGCTGCGATTAGTTCAACCTGCGACGGCGGCTCATCGCTGAGAGAAAAGGATTCCGCATCCTCATTTTTATTAGACCCATGTGTCAATGCACACGCGGGCGAGGATGCGGCCTCTGACTGAGCCAGAGATTTGTATGGCGGAGGTTGCGGACATTCCTCCGGCGTGGGAGTTTTCGGCTTGAAAAGCTTAGAGTCGGTGGCTTTTGGCGTCACGTCGCGAGCCATGCCAATACGCTCGGCTTCATCTTCGTCAGTGATGCCGCTGAAACCAAACGCCACGCGAGCGCACTGGATGGTTGCTTTGTGTCGCAACATGCGATGCTCCATCTTCCACGGGTCAGTGTTACGACGGCATTCGCCTAGGTATTCAGTGACGCTAGTTGGATGCTTGCGATCTTTCCGATGAATAAGCGCAGTGCATGAAATGAGCTTGCCGTCGTTTTCAGTAAACTGAAACTCGATGCCGTCGAATTGAGGATGGTCATTCATCATTCTTAGCCAGCCGTCAATGGACACGACTGGAACAATGCCGCCGCCCTTAGCTGGGTATCCATAAATCTCCTTCAATATTGGGTTAAGGCCGTATTCGTTGGAAACGATAACAAGAGCCATAAGCTCGTCATCGGACGCGCCTTTGAAGACAGTATTCTTGAGCGTTCCAAGCAGTTTGGCCGGATCGACGTTAAACTTACTCGCCATGGTGGCAAGCGCGGACGGTTTGTTTGTAGTAGTAATTTGTGAGGACATAGTGGTGATGATGTGGGGTTAGATGAATGCAAGGCAGATGATGATAACAACTAGCAGGATGCCGCCTGCAATAGCTGAGAAGATTTCGTGGTAGCGAGCAAGAAGAAAGCGGCGCTCCGCTTCCAGCCTGCGCTGCCGTGGTGAATTGGCGCGAATGTGATCGTCTAGCTTAATCAACCACTCTGCGCGGTTGTCAGTTACACGGTCGCCCATGCCTGACTTAAAGTGAAATGAGGATAGATTATTCATTGGGTGTAAGGTATTCGATTGCGTCTAAAGCGAGTTGAATTGGAGTCCGAGCGCGGAAGGATGCTTCCCACGCTTCATTCTCGGAGTATAACTGAATGCCAGGATCTTCGCCAGCTACAGGCCAGCTCATGTAACGGTCAGCAATAACCCAAGTAAGATTATCGTCATTGCGAAACTCCAAACGATAGCCGCCGTCGATGGCGTCAGGATTCTTGAGGATAAAACCGAGGTCTTCCAGCTTGGAAAACACGGCTACAAAAAATGCACGCTTGCGCGGACCTTCGTTGATAGCGTCAAGCCATGGAGTTAAGTCGTTCATATTGCTGATCCTTTCCGAAGGCGTAGAGGGTTGCCAGTCTTGGTTTGCTTGCGCTTAAGTAGGTCGGCTAGGCCTTCGTTGACGAGCGCTTTCAGCGTGGTGCCGTGTTGCGCTGCGTATGTTTTGGCCTGCGTGTGCAAGGCGTCGTCAATGTCGATTTGAGTGGTCATT